CTATTCTGTTTTTATTTCATGTAAATTACAGTTCCAAACTAGTTCAGGAGAAGAGCCATCTTCGTGACTACTAACCAAAGAAGTTCTATCAACATTATCCTTTATCACATAGACTTCGAGCTTTCTAAAACCGTATAAGCCAATACGGTATAATATCTTTTTTTTCATTTCTATCTTTTTTTGAATTATTCTTCATCATCATATTCTGTATCAAAGATACGTGCAACCATATCTACAATATTTTCCTCAATATCTTCCGTAGATCCTGTTACAGCATTGGCGATATTTTTCTTCTCTTGAATTATGCGATAAACTTTTTCATCAATAGTTCGCCGGCCAAGGAAGTAGTAACAGGTAACAGAGTCTTTCTGTCCGATACGATGCGCACGGTCCTCACATTGACAGCAATCGGCGTACGTCCAAGGGAACTCAACAAAGGCAACATTACTTGATGCAGTAAGCGTTAAACCGACTCCGGCCGCTTTTATTGAGCAAATAATAATATCCGCTTTAGGATTGTTCTGAAAGGCGTCAACCGCTCTTTGTTTCTCATCCGGTGATTCTCTACCTGTTACAGATACAGCCGTCGGAAAGTAACGTTTCAGTTGGTCTACAACTTCATGGAGTGAACAAAAGAGAATTATCTTTTTCCCATTCTCCCGGAAATCTTTCACAAATTCAATAACATCACGTACTTTGCCACGAGCTGAAATATTACGGAGAATCCCGATCTTTACCATGACTTCACCACGCAGAGCCTTTTCTATCTTATCATCGTCAGCATCCTTGTATTTCTGTAGGTACATAATAAGGTCGCGTTCTGCATCCATATACTCTTTGCGATTTGTAATTTCGCAAGTATTAACCTGGCGTATCTTGTCCGGAAGATCTGTGAGAACAAGAGACTTTTCACGACGAAACATACAATATTGCCAAAGGTTGAAATTCAGTTCTTTCAGATTTGAAGCCTCTCTCTGCCCAGAGCAGTATCGGTTAACAAACGGTTTATAGCCACCAAAGTCTTCCATACGGTTTAGAATTGCCAATTGTGGGATCAAATCTTTAGGTCGATTTACTACCGGTGTTCCAGTAAGTTCTATCACCCATTCTTTGCCAGTACATATTCCTTTGCAAAATTTAGCTTGCTGAGTTGATGCTGATTTGCAGCGATGGCTTTCATCAATGATAACAGACTTGAATAAATTGATTGAGTTTCTAAATTCTACATCTCTCAGCGTCCAGCCTTCGGCTTTCTTTATGCGTTGTACGAAATATTTCTTTAATGATTCATAGTTAACAATAAACACCTGATGCATTCCTGTCTGGAAGAAGAAAGTCCACGTATCACGTACCTTTTCGGTTAGGATCATCGCTTTCTTATCTGTAAATTTCTCCCATTCACGCAGCCAATTTATTTTGAGTGAAGACGGGCAAATGACAAGACAGGGAAAAGCGTTAGCAAGGTTAATAGTTGCAATACTCTGCAATGTCTTACCGAGTCCCGGTTCATCGCAATTCATAAACCGTTTTAGTTCCAATCCTCGTGCAATACCTTTAAGCTGATAAGGATAAGGCTGAATCTTTAAATTGTGCGGAACGGTTAGATCCGGCAGTTCCGGAATATCATAAGCGATATCTTCCTCCTTTTTTTCTGTACCGTTTACCCAATTTATATTCTCAAACTGTTGTATCTGATAAATCATCCTTTCAAGCTCTACCCTACTCCTTGTCGGGACAATCCAAACCTTTTTAGCACCATCAAAACGTCTACCGGGAATCTGTCTGACCCGATCTATTATTGAAGTCTTATATTTGAATGATAATTCAAAATTATCTCCTTTTAATTCTATATTCATGATTTAGAGTATTTAGCAGGGGGAATTATCCCCCTGTGATGATTGTAAGTTATGCGGTCGCATCAAGAGACGCCGGAGCCTCTATTTGTTTTTTGCGTCCTCTTTTTTTAGGCTTCTCTTCTTCCAGTACAACAGCTTCTTCCGGTTCATCCGTTTCGAAATCAAGCCGTTCTTGTCTGACTCCCCATTTCTCTTCAAACAGATAACTTTCAACTTCCGCATCACAAGCTGCAGCATCAATGCTCAATTCTTCATAGTAAGGGTAGTCAACATCAAGGAGAGGAACGAAGATTTTCAGGTCAACGACTTTGCCGGACTGAAGAAGTTTAGCTCCCATGATGGTAATTCCAGAAACACCATCGACGCTGTCATTTGCATAGCCCGTAATGATATAGTTTTCCAGAGTCTCTGCATAGCCCGGGGAAGTAAAGCTATCTTTGTTGATATTAGAAGCTTCTGGCTGCTCACACAAAACGACGAGATGCAATCTAAGCCGGATAAATGCCTCCCTTAAATCGCTGTGAATGATCTGATCGCAGCTCTTGTTAATAACATTCGTGTAGTTCGCTTCCGAGAAACGCTCATTGTACACTACATTCAAGCGGTCTTTTTTGATAACCGCCTTCTTGATCTCATTTTTTACTTGTTCCATAATCTTCTTTAGTTGATAAAGTGATAATACTAAATGCTGATACAACTCCCATGACGGCAGCCGTAGTTATTTCTCTAGTCGTTGCATCTTCTCTTTGAGAGAAAGACAATGCCGTAAACAGACCGATAACGGCTAGCCCGATTGTGATTCTTTTTAAGTTTTTCATGATGATTGCTTTTTATTGTTATACATTCCGGACATTTTCATTTCTTCTTTTGCTTTACTTATCACAGTTACACACCATGATAGTTGATGCGTTGCCGTCCGATTGCAGCGTTCACACCAGTCGACCAAATATCGTTCTTCCCTACATAGAGAGTTAACTAGAGCATTTATAGCCGTCGCTGTTGCTTTCGCATTCTTAGCTGTTTCTACAAGCGTCTGCATGACCTCAGATTTCATCGCCTCATTGAGCCAGTATTTTGAGTCTGCAAGCAATTTGCCGGAACGGGCAACATATACAGCCAAGTCATTGCCACGTTGTACAGCTTCTGTTGCGTCTTCGCTCATGGTTATATTGAGAAATGAGTCTATATTGGTTAATTCATCCAATATTTGATATTTAGGTGTGATAAGTAAGTTCATATTGTTTTTAGGTAAAATATAATCAGACCATTAATTGCCACCATTTGAAAGCAAGGTCCTCGTATTTCTCTTTTCCTTTGATATATGTAGGATGATTCCGGTCGGTGATAAAATGCTTGAAGATTCGACAATTCTTTTTGCTGATAGCATAGATAAAATCTTGGTGGCTACCAGCTATATCCATATACCAGGCACGGGATCGGTCCCAGTCAAAGAAATCTATCGCTTCATCGAATTGTGCCTGAGACTCTGCAAAGGTCGTTTTCAAATCGCCACCAAAACCGTAAGCAGATAACCACCAGTCCCATTTACAGCGAGTATCGAGGTGATAGGCAAAGTTCCCATAATGGAACTCCTGCTGCTTATTTACCATGAATCTCTGTGTATCGGACTGCGCAAAAACGACGGCAAGGAATTGATCCTTCTCCGCTTCCTTCCGGAGAGCCTTACGCATTTCAAGTCCTAATTCAAATTCTTCTGTCGTGTACACATAATCATCTACCATCAACTTGTCATACCGAACACGGTCATTCTCTGTGATAAGAGCGTCTACAAGAGTACCGAACTTGAATGCCTTTTCTTTATCCCCGTATTGAGCACGGGGATAGAGATAATTTTTAAGTTCTGTCAGATCAGAGTTACTGACTTCTGTACGTGAATAATATGAATCGGGATTTGACATAACTATTTAGCTTTTACATCTGCCTCATAGCTGATGAATTGTGATTCGATATGTTTTTGCTCTTTGCTGTTTGCTTGTTTCTCGCAATAGGTAATCATCTTTTTAAATATCTTCTCCAGTTCCTCAACAGGTAAGGTTTGCCCTTCGTTTATCCACCACATTTGGAACACCTCTAAGTATCCCTGTTGGTGAAGTACAATAATTTTTTCTTTCACCTTAGCATTTGTCGGCGGAGGAGCAATAGAAGCGGCAGCACCCGCAAAAAGACTACCGATTGAACTTTGCTGCGCTTTCATTGCAGCTTCTTGTTTAGCTGCTTCTTCCGCTTTTTTTATTTCCTCCATCTGTTTAGCCGTTTCTGCAGCTTCACGTTGTTTGCGTACTTCTTCCGCTTTGGCGGCTGCCTCTGCATTAGCAAGACGAAGCTGCTCCAACTCTGCTAGTTCTTTACGTTTAGACGGAATACGGTCGGTAAGATCTTGCTTAACGTTTAATAACTTAGCCTTATACTGTTGAGCATATTGTTCATATTTACCTTCTAAGATATTTCGGCGAATCTCCTTTTTTGTTTCTTGACTGATATAGTAAGTCGCTGAATCCGCACTAAACTTATCAAAATGAGATTTGGGATAATCGGTCTGAAATACTGTGATTCCTATAATTTCGCGATCGAAGTTCTTATGCGTCAAATTAGAGAAGATTCCCTGTAATTCAGAAACTTTACTTGAAAGATACTGGTTGAAATAAGAAAGAAGGTTGTTCTCTATTGTCTGTTGATAATTTGCTTTCTCTGTCTCAATTCTAGCTCTTTGCTCTGCTTCTTTCTTTCTCTTCTGCTCTTCTTCATATTTGAATTTAGCATACTCATTGCGTTTTGCTACAAGCTTCCCGGGGATTGTGGTAGAATCTTTAGGATCAATCTCTTTTTCCTGTGAAGTGAAGAAAGAACGCACTCTATCAAAAATCTGTGTGATAGGTTTACGGCGTTCATCCATGTTTTTGATAGTTATACTAACCTTTTTCAAGTAGTCAGCTGCAGCCTGGTCTATTTCTTCATTCATACCTTCTCCTTCGATTGTATCAAGGAGAGTTTGACCAGCTTCATTGCATTTCTTGACAGAGTTAGTATTCCTTCCGATGATGTCCGGAAAGGATGAAAGGATGTTTTTTACCTCATCTATTTTGATTAATTCTGTTGCCATAATTGTTTTCTTAAATTGGTTAGTAAATACTTAGAAGCCTCCGTTTGCATCATCTTCAGACACTGTTACTTGTACAGGTTCCGGAGCATCTAATTGCTTTTCTTCTCCGAAAGGAGTCTTAGGGTCATCTACCGTTTGAGCAGGTTCATTCACCTTTTCTTCATCTACAATGCCATAGTCGATAACTTCTTCATCTTCCTGCTCTGTAGCCATCATAGTATACTTTCCGGTACGGACCTTAGGATAAGCATCAAAAGCGTGCTTAATCATCTTATTTTCTAAAAAGCCGGGATCAATGCCGCCACCATTTGAATAGTACAACTCATTAGCTTTGCCTTCTACTCGTTGTCCATCTTTGTAGTATGAGTTGTTTTTGGCTGAAAACTTAGCCAGGCGCTGGATATCGCCTTCAAGTAACCATTGATAGTCTTCAGATCCGTCACAACGAACTATGCGAATGAACGCCCCTATTACATTAGAAGATTTACGAGGTATAGCGGCTGAATAAGTAATCTTCTTCACACCATTATCGAGACTGATAGAGAATATATCTCCTTCGTAAACAATAACCGGGTTATCCGCATATCTTATTTGTCCGGCACGCATACGCATAGTCAGTTCCCCATAACCAGTAACAGAAACACTAGCTCTTTTTTCATATCTATCATATCCTCGTTCATCTTTTTGGCCTGTTTTTACCTTTCGTGGAATGAGATAACAATGAGGATGTGATGTATTATCAAGTGATAGTCCATTTACAGCCATATCTAGGAAGCAACCAAACAAGGACATCTTAGTACACTCCGCCAAGGACGGGTTTTCACGTAGAACCTTCTGAAAATTGAATACTTCCTTGTGATATATTTGTTCGCCCATCTGAGAACCCCAAATAGCGTTGTACATCTGAATAAATTTCGTCTGTACATTTTCATTTTCGACAATTTTCGTTGCTGGAAGTGCATTAAGCTCCTCCACTTTAATTTCAATAATGTTACTCATAATTGTTTAAATATTAGTTATTTATTAGTCTCCTTGATATACTCCACGGCTGTATTCTTCCATTAATAGAAGGTCCTCCGCAGTAGGTTGTTTGGTTATATCCATCTTACAAGGCGCCACCTCTGTAGGAGTTGGTTCAGAGCTACATTTCCTTTTCTGTTCTTCTCTTGCGTCAAGCTGCTTACCAATGCTTTCCTGTAGAGCCTTTAGCATTTCTGATGACTTCGGTATGTAGGTCATACGGCTAGTTGCATTAGTTGTTTGATAATGTTGTCCGGTACTTTATTATGCAGGTCCATCATTGCGCTGGCTGTTTCCAGTTCTGAACGCTTCACATAATATTTCCCTCGTTCCTTATTATTTGCCGGATAAAATTTGATCCAGGCTTTTTCGCGCCATTCTGTAATCAGGCGTTTTCCGTATATATCTTCCGCTTGTGATATTGTTACTACTTCGGGGAGTAGTCCTAACATCGTCAACGTTTGAACAGTTCCGATCTTAATACATCGTGCTACCATCATTTCGAAGCAATTTTCCATAATCTCTAATAGGCTGTTTCTTTGTTTAACTTTGAATGGTGTTGAGCTGATTTACTGAAACACATCTGCATCTCTATGCTATGCTGCCTGATTAATATTGATTTTAGAGTTCATATACTTCTTCAATTCTATTTCTTCGTATTCTTGCCCGTCGACTCCGGTTAAGGTCGTTATTGCAGTCAAATGCAATCTGAAAAGCAATGATCCCAAGAAATGAGAGAGCTATGATTGTTTTTTGTAGTTGCTTGAAGTCGATATTTAGAGCGAACACTCTATTTATCCACCAAGCTCCAAGTTCGTTTAGTTTGCTGGTTCCTGTCTTTTTATAAGCCTTATCGAGCAGGACATTTACCGTACCATAGGCAGTACCTAATCTGTCGGCAATCTCCTTCTTTGCCAGGCCACAGGCAGCCAATCCTGCTATTTGATTTTCCCTCTTGGTTAAGGTAGAATCAGCTTGCAGATCCATGATGCAAAATCTCTAATTCGGCTGCCGCTCTGGAAACTCCTTTTGTAGCTTCGAGGGCTTCATTAGCCATTCTTACAGCGACATTCAATACTTTTGCTTTGTAGGTTGAGCGAGCAGAAGCGGGCTTGTTGTTAAGGATATTGTGCACTGTACCCTGTGAACATCCGACTTCCTTTGCAATCTGCTTTTCGTATCCGTAAGGCAGATTTGCTTTGATTGTTTCTAATTGATTTTCCATATACATTATTATATTTATAATTTTTAGTTCCCGGAGAGGCGATCAAACCCGTCCGGGATTATATAGCTTAATCTTTAACTTCTTCGCAGGTTTCACCGAGCCAAGCGACACATTCTGATGTTCCCTTAGTAAAGTCTACCGCCTTATTTTTAGGATTGAATTTACCTTCAACTATATCACCTTCCTTTACTCCCGCTTCCTTTTTAAGCTCCCACAAAAGCCACTCATTGGATGTTGAGCCGGTTACATTCTTGATTCTTACTTTCATGATTATGCTTTTAATAGTTCTACTAGAAGTACTTTATCTGCTTCCCAAAGGTTGAATCCCCTCTCTATTTTCCTACGCAGATATTCTCTCTCACCGATCATTCTGATTGCTTTCTCTCTAAGGTCTGATGCACTCCATTTCTCAGCCTGCTCAATCAAGAAATCAGCCATGCATTTTTTTTCCTCAAATAATTCACGAGCTAATACCGTTTGCTTTTCAATCTCAGCAAGTGCTCCTGGAGCTTTCATATACAATTTGCAAAACTCATCTTTGTCAAGTTCAGTATTCATGTACATCTTTTCGATGACATCATACGTTTCTGCCGAAACTGGCTTTCCTGTTCTTTCTTCAAACTCTTTTAGTGTCATATTCTTATTTGATTTAGAGTAAATAATCTATTTTGTTAACTTTGTTGCCCTTTTATTTTGGCGTTATCAATGTTTTACGTTAACTTTATAGTGCAAATATAGAACTAAAATCTATACGCATAGATATAATATAGAAAAATAATCTACATATTAAAGAAAATTAAGAATTAATGGAAGAATCAGTTAGAGATAGACTACTCCAATTTATCAATGAGCTAGGTATAAGCACAAGAATGTTCGAGCAACAATGCGGTTTAAGCAATGGTTTCGTTCGGAACACAGGAGATTCTATAAGGAGAAGCAATTTAGATAAAATATCTACAGTGTTTCCTGAGCTCAATACGACTTGGTTGTTGACAGGCGATGGGAATAAGTTAAATCCTTCTTCGAATAATCCCGTCAGTTCTATATCATCAGAGATATCTACGCCAAGTAAATTATCATCTAAAGGAATACCATATTATGACGTTGATGTTACTATGGGATATGATGAACTACCCAACGATCAGACTAATATTCCAAATTACTACCTGCATATTCCCGCTTTTCAAAATTGCGACTGTGCGGTACCGGCTTATGGACGTTCTATGATTCCAGATATCAATGACGGATCCATTATTGCTATTAAAGAAGTCGGTTTAGACAGTGTTCTACCTGGAGAGGCATACCTTATTATAACAGACGATTACAGGACCGTGAAGTATATCCGTAACTGCAAGGATAATCCCAATAAATGGCGCCTAGTTCCAAAGAACCTAGAAGAGTTCGACGAGATGATAATAGACAAAGCTAAGATACTCCGGGTATTCCTTGTAAAAGGGGTGATAACCAATAAGATTCTATAGCACAACAATATTCAACAAACAAAATAAAAGCTAATTATGGAAACATTTGGAATTTTAGGTATTGTGTATCTATTGGCTGGAATCATCCAGTTGGTTATTCTTATTGTTTTGATTGTGAAATTCCTCCAGCTTGTAGCTGATGTAAAGCAACTGAAGAACTTATATACTGAAAGGAGCCGTGAATTGTCTTCAAGCATTGATAAACTTTCTTCTGCAATAAAGGATCAGAACAACTCAATGGATAACGATAAGACAAAAGTTATCAAGAATGAAAGTATTGTATTAGAACTGCAAAAAGAGTCCTATATACCATACAATGAAGTTCCCGAAAAAGAGGTGCCGACTGTGGATGAAAACAGCGATGACTTCAAACAACATTTACGTAAATGGAAGATTCTTAAAAGCAAAGGATATACTGAGCAAGCCATCAGAGAATACATGGAATACACTAAACGGGACATGAATTTTGCTATAGAATTTATTGAAACAATATAAAGAAAATATGGATTATGATTTTTTAGTAAATTGCTTCGTTAATGAATCCTTTGATGAAATGATTATTACTGAAAACGATAAAGAATATAATATCATTTTACTCAATAATGGAACAAACAGGAGGTCCTACAGGATTAATACAGAAATAGCTAGAGAAGTTCTAGTTTGTTTAGGTGATCAATTATTAAAGAGCGGTGATCAACGAGCAATGATTGTACTTCACGCTGCCATAGATATAATAGATGAATGA